TACACCTACGATAGTTACGGTTACTGCTCCTGATACTGCTCCTGATGTTACAAGATTAAAATTCAGCAGTTCTGTGGCTGTAAAATCATCTGTGTTTGTTGTATCCTCAAACAGACCAGTACTGCCTGCTGATATTGATACACTGACATTCCCATTTGCACCTGCGATTCGGGTTCTTACTACACATGTTCCTGCATCTAGTGTATTTATTGTCATATTGACAATCAGATTTGCCAATCTTTTGCTGGACACTTGCATTGGAATATCTGTTGGTCCTTCTGAACCAGTGACAACAAAAACACCACTTAGAGGAAAAAAATCATTCACACTCAAACCGAATGATTGACCACCCGAATCTCCTTGTACAAAATATTGAGAATTATCTGTGGTTTCGTATTCTGTCTTTATAGTAGCTACGGCTAAATTGCCTCCTCCTCCTTGATCTACTTCATAATTGATTTCATCTCCTGCTGATATGCTTACAGTGTTTGTAGTATCCTCAAAGTCGCCTGTTGCAGATGCACCTATACTGACAGTTAATGCAGTATTTGATTGATTTTGATTGAGAAAAATGTTAGAAGTTTGGGAACTACCATTACTAGGAACTCGAACATACAGGTTTTTGGCTGTTCCAGCCTTTCTGATGGTCATTTCTACATCGGTCTGGGTTGATTGCTCATTCGATATGTTGCCTGCCATTGTCCAATACCTGTTAGCCTGATTGACAGCTTCACTATTTCCAAGAACAAAAGTCATAACAGTATTGGTATCGGCTGCAAACAAAACACGACTCGTTGTAATTGTTGTGGAATTTCCAGAGCCAAGCGTCAGGGATAGATTGACTTTTTGGCCTGCTGTAACAGCATCTGTATTTGTGGTATCTTCAAAGTCTCCTGTTGCAAATGCACCTATAGAGATGGTCTGGTTTCCATCTGCTTGTGCTTTTCTAAATCTAAAGTCTGAGGCTGCCGATGTTCCGTTTAGAGATACGTGACACCATAATCTGGAATATGTTCCTGCACTCCTTAAAATGAATGAGAAATCATTCTCTGTTGCTGACTCAATCTCTTCTCCTCCATGTCCGATGTAATTGAAATTCTCGGTAGTTAAAGCAGTATTCCATCCAGCTCCATAGCCAGCAACAATCGGGATAGTCGCCATCTATAGCACCGTAAATTTTGTTTGGTCTAATCCTGCCAAGGCAGTTGTTATTCTTCCTTCAATTAGTGGCGTGATTGTAATCCCTAATATTTGAATCTCTAAATGTCTGGCATCATCTAAGCCAGTAAATCTCCAATCATAAATTACACCTATCTTGAAGTTTCTTACAGTAGAACCGTCAGGTTTTTGTTTATCTTCAGCCAAATCATCCCATCCTAGTAAGGCAGCTTCAATGGAATTTTTTAATTGGTTTTCATTCACCAAAGTATCATAAAGTGATTGACCTACAAGATTGGCATGAGTTGGGCAGGTTTTATCAGTTGTCGTGTATGTGTGAATTCTATCTGCCAAAGATGTTGCTGGATCCCATTCATAGTTTATTATACAAGTACAGGTGTCAGGACTCCATTTTGTTATATTCATTTTATCACCTCCGTCATTACTCAGCCTTATAGATAATTCTCTAAGAGTTCTACTGGTGGATGATTTACAGCTTTAACAGCTCCAGTTACATTTCCAGTTCCTACAATCGTTCCCCATTGTGGTTCAGGATCCTGATTTCCCCATACTGGACTATAGAATAAAGGTTTAACCCCAAGGACAAAAAATGGGTTGACACCATGAGCTAGAGCTGTTTTATGCGTATCTGGAATACTGCCACTCCAGAGTACGACTTCTGCTTGCCTTCCATCAAAATCACGATTACCGTTAGTTGCTGTTCCAATGCTAAACGGATGTATATTGGCTCCAAAAGTTGTAAAAGTTGTATCTACAGGACTGTTTGCATCCTCAGAACCACCAACCCATAACTCCAATCCACCTGATACATTTGGCGCTATTCTTCCGAGAACAGATTGCCAAACATCTTGTTGTGCTGCGTTTGTTGCTCCCTCTAATCTCTCAGTACCTGAACCGTCACTGATAGAAACTGTAAAGGTATTTGTTCTTCCGCTAATAAATGCTGTAACATCCTGCCATGTTTGCCATTCATTAGTAAATGCCACCACCTGTCCCTTACCCCATACTATTTGATCAGATGCTAAACTATTAAAATAAATCCAAGTGTACATCGTCAATTCTGCATCTTCAAGAGCTGGATCATCCATGTACGCGATTTCATCATTTGTTCCATCAAATTCTCTAGCCATTTACTTTTCTCTCCTTGAATTTCTCATTGGCTTCTGCAAGCTTTTCACGAAGTATGAATAACCTAAAGCGGTCTGTCTCTGTTTGTAATAATGATTCTATTTGATTGAAATTGTCTAAGGCTTGTGTTCTGGTTGTAGCTGCTTGAATGTTTATTCCAAGAGAATTAAACCATGCTTGAGCAATAGCTAAATCAGCTTGCTGTTGAGCTTGAGCTTGTTGGGATTCAGTTTGTTCTAGGAGTCTTATTGCATCCCTCATATCTTTGGCTTCTTGTTGTGTCACCACTATGTATCCCTCGTTATTATCAACTCGATTGCTACAATTAGTACATCGTTTGCGTATGTATCCAAAGAATCTACTGGATCTCTTTTTAGCTGTCCAGTATAGAAATCCCCAGCACTAGGTTGATTGGTTAATGTTTGTTCATAAACATCCATTGTTTCAATAGCTGTAGGCATTGGTACTGTGGCTTCTGTTTCAAGATCAAAAGCTAAATCTATATTTTCTGTATCTGCTGCTGCTTTGGTTGAAACTTGTAATCTAAGATCTCCACTTGAAGCACCCAAAGTCATTATTGTGACTCGTATCTTTGCTGCTGGTGAAGCATTAAGAGCATCTGGAACCTTACATTTGAAGTTTATTTCTGATAGAGTTGCACCATCTGGTAATACAAAACCAGATACTTTAGAATCCTGTGTTACTAAGGCATGAATATCTGGAAAAGCTATTGTTCCTTCTGGAACTTCAAGAACGCATGGAATAGAATCAATAATTGTTCCCCCTCCTCCACCACCGACAAATTCTGTAAATACTAAAGCTGTTGTTCCTAAAGTAATTGGTTCGTTTGTAGTTAATTGAAATAATTTATCTGCATTTACTGTTCCTTCTTGCACCGCAATGAATGCACTTGATGTTGCCTTTGCATCTGTATCAAAGTCTGTTGATCTCGTCCATGCTCCGCTTGCTGCATCATAGATTCCATTTGCTGAAGCTGTGGATTGTGCTTTCACTAGAATTCTGTCTCCAGCTACAGGAGTTACACCATCTCTTGCTGCAAGACCAGAAAGTGAATCGTTCACTTCTGTTGCTATTCTTACAGAATTTTTGAAGGTCTTTTCATCAATGCCAAAAAGTGTCTTTTCTTGTGCTAGTGTTTGCCTTCTAGATGTTCCTGATTGATTAACTTCTCCTTGATCTGTTAGATTTGCTGCTGCTGAGGCGTCTAATTCTGATATTCTTTTTGTCATTCTATAATCCTCGTTTCTCCATTTTCAATAAGTCTTGTTTCTCCATTTTCAATAATTCTCTCTTCTTCTTGACTGATCAGTGTTTTAGTATCAGGGGCAACTTTGACTAAATCAGCCAATGTGCCTCCAGGATGATTCTATTGAAAAACTTCTTCGTAGTTCTTGACAACAGGTTCGCCTTCCAGACGCTTTGCTTCTTCTTCTGCTGTTTTAGCAGGGTCCACAAAGTTTGGCGAACTCACTGATGCGTTAGCTGTTTCAGGATATTGCATTTGTTGTTTTGCAATAATTTTACGATTGTAAGTATGCTCTAAAAATGAGAAAAATTTACGGATGCTCATTTGTGACTCACTCTGGATGATTCTGGTTTGTCTTTTGCTGCATTTGCTTTGTAATCAACGACATTCTTTGATTCGTCTCCTGCATCACGCAGAGCATAAGCTTCTTTGGTTTGTTGCCTTAATCCTTCTCTGCATCCATCGCATTGATTTCTCACATCATTGCGGAATGAAGCTCCTGATGGTTCATCTAATCCACAAAGAGTTTTTCCTGCTTTACAATAATGAGTGAACTCAATATCAACTTCTCTGATTCCTCTGTTCTTCATGTCAATCTTGATGGTCTTTAGTTCAGCACCAGGAAACATTTTCCAGCCATCTGTTGCTGAATTGTAATTGTAGATACGAGTTTCTTCAGCCATTAGACTCTCCTCATTTCGTGGTTGATAAAGAACTTGAGTGTGTCGGTTGCAGTCTTGTTGAATGCTGTAATCTGGCCGTGAGTTAATAGTTTGGTTGCTGCTACTGGAGTGTTCTGGTCATTGATTGAAAAGTTCTTGATTGTTACTCCTCCATCGTTGAAATCACCAGTGGTATATGATGTTAAGAAAGATACGATATCAACTCCTGCGCCAGTGTTGTCGGCATCGCCATCATTCCTCTTTGGGAATGCAGCATCAAAGTTCTTGTTAGAGCCAGCAATTGCAGCTCCTCCTGGATTATCAAATTGCATGAAAGTATCAGTTGCAAGGATAGCGTTTTGTGCTGCAGGATTTGCTAGTTGCTCATTTGATAGAGCAGTTACAAAAAAATCTTCATTTGCTGCAGGAGCTTCTTCTGCTGCCTGGTTAGCATAACCAATCTCTCCATCATTGGTTACTTCATTCATTCCAACAATCCATTTCTTTGCGGATTCGGATTTCATGTGAAGATGCCTTAGTTTTTCTCCAAGTAAGATATCTGGTCTAACGTAAAAATTTAATTTTGTTAGGAAGTCTAATTTGGGATCAACGTGAATGTGTCCATCTGAAAAATGCCAACTCCGTTCAATGATTTCTTTGTCAGAAACTGATCTTTCTAAAACAGCTACAGCATTCCAGTTAAGCGCATTATACAAATTGCGCTTGATGAAGCCTGGCCTCTTATCACTAACACTGAGATATCTTTCAAGTCTAGTCTGGAATGATTCCAGTTCAACTACTGGCCAGAGTTTTTGTTTCACGATTAGAGTTTAAACTCTGGATAAAAAGGAACTATCTAGGGAAATCTTCGCTCTGCAAAAAAGTCATCTTCGAAATCTATCTCTCTGGATGCAAGTCTCCTGGAAGTTCTTTCTGGAGCTTGTGATCTAATTTCACTGATTAGAGTCTCCATCATGGCCTCGAATCTTTCCATGATTGTCTCAGCTTCTGTGTAAAGTTGGTTTATCTGGCGTCTTATCTCTGCTTCAACGTACACTAGTGCAGCGTTTTGAGCTGGTTGAAAAAAGATAGAACCTTCAACTAAATCTAAGTCATCACTTACTGCGATTATGCGTTTCTTGACTTCAAGATTTCCAGCTTGAACAATTGCCAAGAGAGTGTTATCATCTTGGGTGTCTGTGATTTTGAAATGAGACTTGATGAACTGTAATGTTACAAACTGCAGAGCATCATTACTAAGTAAGCTCATTTCGGAACCGTTCCTTGTGTTCTCAATTTCTTTGAACGCAATGCCAGGCTGATGTCACTTGAATATGGAGCATGATCCAGCCTGGAGAAAGCAAAGACTTCAAGGTCATCTTTCAAGTCTTTCTGTGATAATGGGGCTTTAGGTCTTGGATGAGGCAAGCGGAAATTAATTCTATGTTGCTGGCTTGTTCAAGAGGTTTTGTGCGCCTCTGATGTAGGTGTCTAGTTGTGCGTCAGTAATGATTTCATCGCTGAGTGCTGGGTCAAACTCGTCACCGGATGCTGCTGTTGCATCAATCTGTATCTTGCGTCCGTATCTGTTTGGGTTTGGAATTAGGAATTGCACATAATCTCTCATAACAAATGCGTCTGCGTCTCTGGTATATTCTCTCCAGAACTCTGTCTCAAATGGTCCTTCGCCTTTGAGAGTTGCCTGGGAAGATGCTGCATAGAACATTCCTCTTGGAACTCGTCTGTCCAAGATTGCAGTTACATCTGGAATGCCTGGTAATGCGACTACTCCGGAAACTGTTACGTTCATTCCTTGGTTTAGTGCTTTAGTGAAATAGTTTGACTCGTATCTTGCAAAGTCAATTGGATTCCAGTAAGTCATGTCAACAATTGCTTCGTTGTCATCTAGGAAGTCCTGGAATTGTGTCAAGAGTTCTTTCTTGATGTTAAAGTCAGAGTGTGGGAAGACTCCTGCAGTTCCTGCATCGGGGTCATTGATTGAGAATGTCGCACTTGGAGCGTCTTTGTCTGCTAGTGTTCCATCTACATTGGAAAGTTCTTGTAAAGCCAATCCGTTTCTCATTCTTGCGAATGATACCATGGCGTCAGCAGAGTTTAGTTGCATTACGTTAAAGTCAGCTCTCTTGCTTGTCTCAGATGGAAGCAAGGTTGCGTGAGTGTTTTTCTTTAGGTTGAATCTGTCTTCAGCAAACTTGAGTTTGTCAAAGTCCACTTTCTCTAGTGGGTTCATCTTGACCTGGCCAGTTCTTGTGTCTTGTTCTGGAACTCTGGCGTCTAGTTTCTCAACATTGACAGTACTCCAGCCTTGTTCAACAAAGAAGATGTTTGGTCTCTGTCCTAGAATTTTTCTAATTAATGGAATAACTCGAATAGGGGATACCTCATCTTGGCCAATTCCTCCAATCTGTGCATCCATTTGTTGTAATTGTTGTGCAGCCATCAAACCGCTTGCATTGTAACCATTCTCTT